CTTTCCCACCCTTCGGCAGCGATACCAACCAGCAGGTCGGACACTACAGTGTAGCCACTAGGATGTAGGTCTTCAGGACCATACCACTCGTCGTGAATAACTAAAGCGGCGGAACTGATAGGAACTCCTGCGTCGAATATTGTGTTTCCTGCGATGGAACTTCTTTCGTAGACGCATAGAACATCAGGAGAAGCAATTCCAACGTCAACAGCGTTTTCGTATGCACGAGTGGAAAGCCAAATTTTCAGTGAAGAAACTGCGTCTTGAAGTGGGTCAAGTCCGACGGCTTTAGCAACTGGGTCAAAGATGCCCGTCAAAGTACCGCCGTTTGGCGCACGGAGTTGGAAGAACATCTGCTTTACAGCAAGTCCGGAGCGTTCCACCGGATTGACATAAGCAGAGAGGTCAATACGACCATACAAGGTCGTCCTGTTTCCTGCTGTGTCTAAATCAAATTGCATTCGGTCTCTTAATATCACGTCGCCGCTATTCTTGGCCATGTTCCACCGGAAGCGAAGGGGTCTAATAAACATGGTGTAGAAAATACACTAGGTGTGAAAATGATCCCTATCGTTATATTACTCGGCGGCCCCTAGGATAGGATAAGCCAACAAGGCATACCGAATGGGACCGATGATGTCACGGAGGTGATGGAGGTCCCATGGTGCCTTTGGCGGAGTTGAGATAATGGACAACGAAATAATAACGACAATCGTCCTAGCACTCTTTTTGAGTCTAGGATTAGCAGCGAAGAAGAAACCGGTTTTTGGTCAGATGACATTGACCGGTGAAATGGCCTTGGACTGGCTCAAGTCCGGAAGCGAAATAACGGCGGGAAAAATCATGATGGGTGCTATCGGTGCCTTTCCTGAATACAATGTGCCGGAGTGGGCAAATGACCGCAACAAAGACATTGCGATTATTGAACACGCTAACACGAATCTGAACCCGCTTTTAGTAACTCAAAAGTCGGTCATGAGAGCCATCGAGGCCAAGTGTGTTGAGTGGGAAGAGCAAGGGGCGGAAGTTGCCCTTGAGAAGTCCGGTTCAGCAACTAGAGCGGTTTTGATATTCGGAGAGGACCAACCGACGTTCAAATTTGAGCGTTCAAAAAACGGTGGAAAATTCGCACCGTACATCATGTACGTTGAAGAATAAACGAACACCGCCATCGGGGGTCGTCGCACATGCGGCGGCCCCCTTTTTTTTTTTCAAAAACTCGACTTCTCCATTCGGGAGCCTTCAAGGATTCATTGAATAGCGAATCCTGTCCGTTTAAGGGGTGTTTAAGGGACTTTAAGGAGTGAAGATAGGCATGGGTAGCAGAGAATAGGGAGAATACATCCTATGACTATTGTGAGACAAAGTCTCATAGGACCCTACAAACGGTATTGCCATAAGGCTCCCGAATGGAGAAGTTGAGTCCCCAGTTCAGAAAATGGACGCACCGACCTGAGGACTCGAGAATTCTACAACATCATTGTGTTTCCATTATCAAAGAATTTCAACGGTGGCGGATATTGTCGAAGTGCCCCGGAAGTTACACCGGCCACATCCATCAACGTTATCCACTCGGGCAAATTAAGAGCAGCGTCACCAAAGGCAGCATCGAAATTTACCATTCCAGTCGCTTCTTGATACGCAGTCTCGAGAGCGCCTCGTGAAGTCATTTCTTGATTGGCTGCAGCCGACACCCGATTGAAGTATCGAAGTGCTGTCGCACCACTAATCATAACCTCGGGACGAATACCGCCATATTTCCACATCGGGAAGGTGTACCCCGCCACATTTAAGGGATCATAATTTACCATAGTTTCAGTAAAAAGACGGCACTGAGAATCGAGGAATTCTTTGTATTGTCCCATCGCCACCGATGTAGCGTTCGCTTTGGTCTGCTTGACCTTGGCAAAGAGACTTAGTTTCACTTGCACCTCGGTTGTTTCTTCTCCCCAAAGTAGGACAGTCAAGTATAGGTGTGGACTGTACCAAGTATTGGTCGCAGTAGCGGCCACTTGAGGTGATGGGAATTGGTTCTTTGGTTGGCGGTTAGCCGTATTCAATACAACCGACTTTGTCATTTCTTGCATCTTGAAGAAGACTTGCTCGTCCCCTGCCATAGGACCCGAGTTTGGTAGAGTATTTCCTTGAGGCCCCCAAACCTCGTCGGTCGGTTGAATTGGATATGGTGAGACATATACTTGGTAGGCTGTCGGTTCAGCGTACCCTTCGGTATTTCTCAAAGTCAAGTTGTCGTTGAAGACGTCGATGGACAATATTTCATTTCTAAATCCCTCTTGGACATTAATCATTCTCGTCATATACCCACGTCCATCGTCGCCGATGGTTATACTTCCTTGGATGGTATCTCGAATTTCGTTAACTGGCATTACTTTTTGGCCCCCTTTCGATATTTGACACCCATCGCTTTCAGATTCAATTGGCCCTTACGCTTTCCTGATTTGAAGAAAATCTTGTTCTTCTTTACCTTGATGTAGCGTTGCCATTTTGACAGTTTGCGCTTTGTCATTGGAGCGTTGCCAGGATCCTCGGAAAGGACCACAGCACCCGCAATTTGTGCGTCAGTAAGCATCACCGGAGCGACAACTTCGCCCTCTTTGATATACATTTGAAAAGTTGGTTCTCGTCCGTCAAGCATAGCCCCGTATTGGTAAGCAGGAATCGCTATCATATCAACAGGAACAATTCGCTCACCATCTGCAAGCACGAAGCCGAGAAGCCCGCCTGCGACAGCACCTCCAACAGCCCCCATAGGACCAAGAGCCGAACCAAGAGCCGCACCTTCGATTGCCCCAAGGCCCGCTTGAGCATAGGGGTTCGAGATGGCTTCTTCGGCCGCTCTAGCGCCACCAGCAATTCCGGCGCCTCTTGCGAATTTTGTTTTGGTGAAGGCTTCAAGTGCTTCCTTCCCTAGTTTTCCCTTTGTAGCCATCTAGAGACCTCCTTAAAGGTCTTGAGCCTGGCTTAGGATTTCGTTCATTCTTTCGGTTGTAACCTTGATTGGTTCAGCGATTAAAACGACGTCGAGTTCGATAGTATCAGACTCTTCGCTTTCCCACCCTTCGGCAGCGATACCAACCAGCAGGTCGGACACTACAGTGTAGCCACTAGGATGTAGGTCTTCAGGACCATACCACTCGTCGTGAATAACTAAAGCGGCGGAACTGATAGGA